CGAAGTTTTACTACCCTGATCCGATCCGAGGTAGTCTTTGAACCAATAGGCTGATGGTACAGTGGGGCGATCTCCACGCCATACTGAGTCCTCATTCAACCGCTCATACTTACTCATCGCTTGTATTACCGCGTTGGGATCGGTTCGACCTAGGTGCAGGCGATCCCTTTGGATAACCCAATCGAGAAACTTGAAACGCGCTGGGTGAAAGCGGATCTCATCCAATTGACTCCACCATCTGCACACGTGGTACATGGAGTCCACTTCCTCATCCCATCTTTCCATAGTTGCCATGGAATTGAAGGTACGCACGATGGAACGAATTCCTCCAGTTTCGCTTCCTCTAAAGTAGACTTTCTGGAGAAAGTGGCAGAAGTCATCTGCAGCAATCGATTTGTCAGCGTTAAGCTTCAAGCCTAGTTCTGAGGCTAGCTCCGACATTTCGTCAAGAGACACTGGTCTGTCATAGACTACGAGCGAATCATCTCCTAAGACTGTCGACAGCAGTACCTTCCTGCCTGTACGTTCTGCAATGTAGTAAATGCAGCTTAAATTGGCAAGACAGTCGATGAAATTCGTCCATGCGTGACCTGAAGGTACACCCCTAACGCGGGCAGCTTTCATACCATCTGGTAGAGCTATGGCACTGCTAAAGAAATCATTTAGCAATGGCCTCAATTGCCGGGACATTCCAAGTTTCTCGAAAATAGGTAAAACTAACATTGGAGAAACAGTAGCATCGAATTGGCTGAAGTCCATTGATACTACGTTAGATGAATAATCTTTTGCTAAATTAAGCATCCGATTAACAACTACATCAATCCGGGACCAATGGTTCCAGCCCACGAACTCATCAAGCATAGCTAATCGAGGTTGCACTACTTGTAACCATGCTAATCCGACTAAGACTGGAGCCTTGGGATACTGCCAAATTACACGCTGCTTCGGCAAGTCAAAATTACCTTTGGATTGTCCACGATGACCTAGTACTGAATACCAATAACTAAAATCATTACCGGCCTTGCAGTCCTCCAAAATTCGTTGAGCGTCTCTAATGATAAGATCGTACACTCGGTCAGTGCGTGTTAACCAGGGCATACCACTAAAGTGGCTCATTGGCAAACGAACTTGATCCAACGGTTTGAAGAAGCCGGAGTTCATGACTGGTCCAACTCGCTGCCAGATCAGCTCATGAGCACGCTCGAGACACGGGACATCCACATGATACTCAGCATCTGTAAAGAAGGCATCGATGCTACTCCACCATGCTGTGGATGGCCTTAGAGATGACGGTCCCGCTTTCTTCGCCTCAGATAATTCCAAATCCCAAAGCCTAGCGTCAAACCGCGCTGTGCTAGATTTAATCAGATTCAAGACCTCTCTAATAGCCTTTGGACGATCTGAGTTAATCTTAAAGTGATCTGGACCAATCTGAACATCAGTGAAATTTCCACCAATGATAGGGGTAGTCAGGTCCTGGAGATAGGGTCTAGCTACATTACCAAGGGTCCGGTTCAATCCTTTTGGTTCAAAGTCTTCGTTGCTAACAACCGTGTTCATTGTGTTAGACATAATCACTCTGAAATTAATTGTGAAACATAGATATTTAATACTATGTAACAAAATATTAGAACATAA